TCGTAACCAATATAAATCCAACGCTCGCTCAGGCTCGTGTGCAATTTGCAGATGACGATATTCTCTCTTATTGGCTTCCGATCCTGCAACAAAAAACTCAAAAAGATAAATTTTACGCTATTCCTGATATCGGCGAACACGTTGCTTGCCTTATGGACGATAACTCAGAGGAAGGTGTGATTTTAGGTGCAATTTATTCAGCTTTAGATTCTACCCCAGCTAGTTCAAAAACTCAACTTATGATTAAGTTTGAAGATGAATCATTTATCCAGTTTGATAAAACTACAGGAATTCTCACTCTTAAATTTAATGGTATTGATGTTATTTCTGATATTAATCAGACCGGAAAGCTGCAAAATTCTGCCGGTATAATTTCTGCTGCAGATGTATCTGATAATACAAGCTCAATGCAAGTTATTAGGGATAAATATAATCCACACACCCACGTTGGAAATATGGGAAGTCCGACATCGGCTCCAGAGCCAGCAATGTAGAAAGGAGAAAATCATGTACAAATTACAATAAAGCACAAATATCTTGATAGGCAGTTAAAACCCTCAGAATTACAAGGTTATTGTTGTGAATTTTATACGCAATAACATAATGCTTTTTAATAATATAAAACATTATACTTTTGTAAGTAAAATCGGGTCTTTTGACTCCAAGTTCAGGATGGTCAGATAAGGTTTCAAAGGATTTTTGAAAAAGTTTAAGCATTTTTGTAGCGGCACTCTTTTTATCCTTTGCAATATAATCAGCTATTAATTCCATATCTGATGATGCGGAAATAGTAATTATTATATTTAATTTACTCATATTTCGCAATCAATTTGTTCATAACTTTATGACCATCTTCGAATCTGCCGGCTTCTAAATCAGCCAAACCTTCTCCAATATCTCGGTTAAGCATATCAAGACGTTCTTGAGAAATAGTTTCTTTTGAAACTAAAAGTCTCAAGGCTTCACGAATAACTTCGCTAACAGAATTATATAAACCAGTTGCAACTTTATTTTGTACAAATTTTTCTAGAGCAGGAGTTAAAGATACATTCATAATTCACCTCAAAAATTTAAACTAAACAAACTATACCTATATTATAACAAAGATTGTTATTTTTTACAAGAAAGATTAAAAATGGTAATAAAATTAAATGAAATTAAATATGTTGATTGGCAGCCAAAGCTAAATGAAATCGGCGAAGTTGCACAAGGAATTGATGATATAAATCAGTGCATATATATCATTCTGACCACGCAAAAAGGCTCAGTGCCGCATCGTCCGACCTTTGGTTCTGATATTTTTAAATATGTTGATTATCCTGTTCAAGAAGCTATTCCAAACATAATCAGGGAAGTTATTGACGCAATAACAGAGTGGGAAACAAGAGTAGAAATAAGTCAGGTTACAGCAGAATTTGATAAAGCAAATGTGAAAATAAAAGTCGAATGGAAGTTAACGGATTCTGAAATTATTTCGGTTACGGAGGTAGTTGCATGACGACACAATTACCCGAACCGAATTTTATAGATAGAAATGCGACAACGATCACTAAAGAGTGGATAGAGTTGTACGAAGAACGTACAGGAAAAACTCTTCAAGAGGCCCAAATCGAAAGAATTTTAATCGACATTGGCTCTTATAGAGAGAATTTGCTTCGGATCAAAATACAAGAAATCGCCAAATTAAATCTGCTAAATTATGCTTCTCTGGATATTTTAAAGCACATTGGCGAACTTGTAGGAGTACCAATATTAGAGGCAAAGTATTCCAGTGCAAAGTTTATTTTCATATTAGAAGTAGCACAGGACTTCGACATAATTATACCGACGGGCACCCAAATTGAAACAAATGACGGGAAGTACCTTTTTGAAACGACAGAAACTGCGATTATTAAAGCGAATAATTTATCTGTAGAAGTTAATGCCTCATGCGCAACTGCAGGGGCTCAGAGTAACGGATATGCTCTAAATTCCATTACAAACCTTATTAATCCTATTGGTTATGTGCTTACAGTTAAAAATATTACTGTAACATCAGGCGGCCAAGATGAAGAAAGTGCAGATAATTTTAGGGAAAGAATTCGCCAAGCGCCTGAAAGCTTTTCCAATGCAGGAAGTAAAGGTGCGTATAAATTTCATACTTTATCTGCGGATCAAAGCATAATTGATGTTGTTGTAGTATCCCCTTCCGCAGGTGTGGTAGAAATTTATCCCCTTGTTTCTTCAGGAACTCCTAGTGATGAACTTATATCTGCAGTTCAAGCATATTTGAGTGACGATAAAATAAGACCTTTAACAGACAATGTTATTGTTAAAAAACCTGAAGCTGTCGATTTTTCTATTACTGCAAAACTAACTTTGTATTCTTATGCTGATATAACAAGCGTTCAAACAGCTGTTAATGATGGTTTAAACAGCTATAAAACGACTCTTAAATCTAAATTAAACAAAGATATTGTCCCAAATCAAATAATCGCAATACTTAATGCCATTTATGGCGTTTACAATATTGAACTTATTTCGCCTGAGTTTCAATCTCTTGAAGCAAACCAGTGGGCAAATTTACAAGAAATAAACATATCTTATGAGGGGGAAATAGATGAGTGAAATTAACCCTTTAAATGATATATCGACAAAAGTTTTTGATGAATTGTTTTCAAGATTTCAATCACTAGATGCAGATTCTTTGCTTGTGTACTTAATTGATAGCGTTGATGAATCGGCACTTGTTCACCTTGCAGACCAATTCCATATTATGGGGAATGAAGGGTGGCTTCAAGCAAAAACTACTGCTGAAAAAAGAGAGATTATTAAAAATGCAATTGAATTACATCGATATAAAGGTACTAAATACGCATTAATTAAAGTCTTAAATTCTCTGAACATTGATGGAGAAATCAAAGAGTGGTTTGAATACGAAGGCGAACCTTATTTTTTCAAAGTCATTTTATACATTTTTACTCGCCCTGTTGATACAGAAACAGAAGCTAAAATGCTTGCACTTATAAATGAATACAAAAATGTTCGATCCCATCTTGATTCAATCGAGCTGAACTTGGCATCAAGGGTTCAAGAAAAAACTTATGCTCATATTTCAATAGGGGAAATTGTTGCTATACAAAATCAGGAGGTCGCATGAGTAATGAGTTCTATTCGATAGTTACGGATTTTGGCGCTCAAAAACAGATTAATTGCCTGTTGAATGGTTCCGGCTTTGATATAAAATACCTTGCAGTCGGTGATGGAAATGGGAATTACTATACTCCTCAGTCATCGCAAACACAATTGGTTAAAGAAAAATGGCGCGGGCCTGTTTCCAGTTGTGAACAAATTGGAAACAAATTATACGCAGTGGCATATATTCCATCCACTATCGGCGGTTTTACAATCAGAGAAGCTGGTATATTTGATACTTTAGGGAATTTACTTGTTGTCGGAAGATTCCCTGAAACAGTTAAACAATCTCCTGATAGCGGAACAATCAAAGAACTTACTATAAAAGTTGAAATGGGGTTGGTTAATACTGATATTTTTTCATTAATTGTTAATCCCAATGTAAGCACTGCTACAACGGTATATGTAGATTCAGTTGCGTTAACAAAAGCTGATGGAATAAGTTATGAAGATAATAAATTACAGCTGAAAAGCGGCGAAGAATTAATCGGGAACGAAGTAATTATCGAACAAGTTGATTTAACACCAATTTTAGAGAGTTTAGAACAAAAAGCAAACTTAGAATTATCTAATGTAAGTTTATTTGATGTAATTGATTTAGGTACAATAACTTCAAATTTCACCTTAACCAAAGATAGAATTCACAAAGGTGCCATCACTGCATCTTGTACATTGATTTTGCCAGCAGTTTCTGCAAAATTTCACAACATATTGATTGATTTTACTTTGGCAAGTGGGGCATCTTTAACAATCCCTACTAATCTTTCCTGGAATTATTCAATAACTCCGGCTTTGTCCAATACCCTCGTAAATCGCTTTATTTTTGACACAAAAGATGGCGGAACTACTTGGAAAGGTTATTATTCTCAATTTGCAGGTACTTTGTAATGGCGAATCCAAAAATATCCTTAATAAAGAGTGGCTCTAGAAATTCTTGGCAATCAAATTTTGCAACCCAAGCTTGGTCGAATGTTAGAGATTATACAGGAGGTTATGGTGGTTGGGCAGCAGGTTCCAACGGAAGCCCTTATTTTCCTCGAATTAATTACAACAACAATGGAATAATCCAATGGCAATCGACCACTTATTGGTATTATGGCTATCTTATAAATCATTTTGGATATTCGGGGCTTGCAAATATTGTGCCAACTGTTTTAGAAGGAACCATTTATGGTCGAATGAGTACAAGTTATCACCGCCAGACTACTTCATATAACTTCTTTTGCAGCAACGCAAGTTATGTAGCTGATGACACTTATTATCGAAATATCAGAACCACAACGGGGTTAAGTTTTGCAGTGCGCTCCGCAGGAAATTATGACGGTTCATTCACCAATGCAAATGTTTATTTGAACGGAACGCTGATAAGTGCAAGTGCAATAGGCACAATCAGCGGTGCCAGTACTTATTACACGCTAAAATTCAAACTTGTTGGCAACCAATTATTTGCAGCTTTCGGTGCAGGTGATTTAAGAAATACTCCAATGAATTTAACTTTAGTTTCTAGTTCAGTCGCGGTTGGAACTTTAACCGGAAGGGATATGAATATATTTATGTCCAGCTGGATTACAAACGACCAAGGGCAATCTTGCTATGGCGAAATTAATTCAATTTCACTTATAAATACAATTTAAAAATAAAGGAGAGCGACAATGTATGCGAAGAACGAAAACGGGATCTTAGTGTTTCCACCACAAAATAAAGACAATATTTTAAATTACAATCAAAATCCATCATTACTTGAAGCTGATGGCTACATTGATTATACAGATGAAGAAATTGGGCTTTATAACAGCGGGACAGGCTATTCGTTTGATGAAAATAATAGGATTATCGATATCACACAGACTGAAGAATATAAGCAAAAAAATTCTGCAATAGAGGTAGAAGAAAAAATACAAGACTTACAATTGCAAATTTGTGAAATAGATAGAAAAAGAATTCGCGCTATTTGCGAACCATCCGTAAAAGATAAAGCTACAGGGCAAACTTGGCTTGAGTATTACAATTTGCAGGTTAACGAATTAAGAAATCAAATAGCAGAACTTGGATAAAAGAAAGGATAAAACTATGCCACTAACTAAAATTTGTTTACACTGGAGTGCCGGAGCACATTACCCTTGTGAAGTCGATTTAAAAGCATATCATTTTGTTGTTGATGCTCTTGGAAAAATTCATCAAGGACTATTTAAGCCCGAAAACAATATAATCTGCAAACCCAATAAATATGCAATGCATTGTGGAGGGGGCAATACTGGCTGTATCGGTTTGTCTGCACTTGGTATGGCAGGATTTAATTTAAATGACAAAGAAACAAAATATCCACTTACAAAAATTCAGGTCGAAGCTTTTTGTAAATTAGCAGCAGAACTTTGTATTAAATACGGAATTAAGGTTTCACCCGAAACAGTATTTACACATCATGAATTCGGTCAAGAACATCCTAAAACAAAAAGCTACGGAAAAATTGATTTTACATACCTTCCATTTTTGCCAAATATTGAAAAGGATAGAATCGGCGATTTTCTAAGAAATAAAATTAGTTGGTACATTATACAAATTAAAAAAGGAGAATAAAATGTTAGGAATCCAAGCAACTGTTCAGGCATTATTAGATTGCTTATCTCAATTTTTTAGTTATAAAAAGGTCAAAACTGAGAACCAGGACGGAACAGAAATTATTGATGACAAAAAAGATTTAAAAAAATCTACGAATATTGCAGAGCGAATTATTCAAATTGCCCTTAAATATCAAAATGAAATGTCTAAATTTGACCGATACAAATTAAATTCATTAGTTAAACGATTCAACAAAACTGATTAACTTTTTTGTTGTGTCTGAATGATACGAAACTGTCTAAACTTCCCCGAAAACGCTTGAAGTTTGAGAAATGCAAGCTAAATTGGGAATGTAGATAAACAAAGGAAACATTATGAACAACGAACTTTTAAAAATCGCTCAAGCAGTTTTAAGACTAGAAACCTTAGAAACTCAAAACAGCGACAGCCTTGATTTTCAAGAGCACGCAGTTTGGATGATAAAGGAAGCTTTAGAGCAAGCTTATAAAAAAGGTCAAGAATCAGTAAAGAAAGGGGTATAAAACAATGACAGAGAAAGATTACACAATGTACGGAACCAAAATTTACAACCACAAAAAACAAGAAGTTGGATTATTGATATCAACCTGGGTTAATGTTTACGCTGACGGCAAAGTGGACTTCGCCACCTGCGTTGATTCAAAAGGTAATAAATATAACACCGAGATGGATAACATAACCCCAGTTGAAGAGTAAAAAATAATTTTGCTCCAATTTGCCCCAATCCTAAACCCGCATGAATACAGAATTTAAGGAGAACGCCATGTCAAAAATAACAAAAGAAATAACAATCGAAAAAATCACATACAAAGGCACTCAATCAATAAATTTTAGAGAAATTTATAAGCTAGATGAAAAACGAATTAAGCTCGAACTCAAATCAGACTCTTATGATATGCAATGCTACGCTAGAGCTTATATTTTAAAGGATGAAAAATGGGAGCTTGTTTATTCAATCCCATATTCTGAAATGAACACCCCAAACGGACTCAGCCACCACGTCACTTATAGACATAAAGCTTCCGCAGCAGAAGTTGAATTTAAAATCGATATAGATAGACTTAAAAAATATGTTGAGGAAATTTTGTTTTAAACAGTTTTATTGAGATAATCTTTAACTAACAAAGTGGCGATATTAATTAAATCGTCACTAATGTTTTCGAATTCTTCATCAGTTAGCATTACTCCTTTTTCAGTGTACAACTTTTTGATTTCTGTTTCATATTTTTTATTATTTATCATAAACCCTCCGTATCTACTTCTTTTAAAACGCACTCCCTGCACTTTGGGTTAAAACTTGTATTGCAAAAATCCTTTCTTTCTTTTATTTCGGCACTACATTTTGAGCAATAAATTTTAGATCCATTAAAGGCTTTATCTTTTAAATTCTCGTCAATTTCCATCAATGCAAAAACATATTCGGTTAAGACTTTCATATCCTCTTCTTTTTGTTTGATGGGGTCTTTTTCTTTTGGTTCTGCAAAAGTAACTACAAGTTTAATGTCATTTTTTAATTTAGCCATAATTTTCTCCTTTTATTTTTTGGTGGAACACATAAAGACACATTATACATCGAAACGCAACATTATTTTTACGTGCAAGCTAAACTCCAAACGTACTAACGAAAGGAGTTTTAGATGAAACAAAAAATTACAATTATGGCAAATTTTGATGAGCATTACGGGTTGGAAGAATGGGTTCGTGATAATCTCGGGATTTTAAAACAAACAGGCTTAGAATTAATTCAAGACACTGTAGAAATGGTTCACGATGGTTTTGTTGTAAAAAACGAAATCCTAGACCAGACATTTTTTGTAAAATGTGACAAAGAAAAAAGCGATGAGTATGACTTGGGTTGCATTGTAGTTGAATGTGCCCTCCAAGAGGCTCAGGGCGCTATTTGGTTAGCAAATAATCTTGAGTCTGATTTAAGAACAGCTTTTGAGTGGTTTGGAAATGCGTTGGGTCCAGACTTTGAAACACACATAATTGATATTGAAGTCAAAAATACAAATAAATAATGTTAAGCATTTGCATTCTTTGAAAAACATGGTTATCATGGCACATGATTTAATTTACAACTGCCGAGCTTCTTCCTCCAAAAGAAGCTCTTATTTATTTCAACGAATTTATTTTATTTTGAAGTTTTGTCAAAAATGATAAAACTTCATCCCAGCTTGGATAATCACCAAAAATCATTCCTTGCATTTTTTTATAATCATCTTTTAAAAATTTTATATTTTCTTTAGTTGGAATTAATTCTATTGTACCAATTTTTGCTAAATCATAACGAGCCCAGGCACAAGGATAAAAAGTGTTTTTAAAGTCTACTACTTGGGTTAACAAATCCACTCTTTCAAGTGCTGATTCAAGAAAATCAGAATAACCGATTTTATATAAATCATAGTAGTGTCGAGAATATCTTTCTGGATTAGCTTTATCAGATGTTCTAAAATGTTCTCTGTGCAGAATTGTAACCTTTTCCCAAAATGTACGTTTAAGCACTATTGTCGGCACGTTTATTGCATCTATCGTTATCTTTCCAATTCCGTCAATATAAGGCTTTATTGGATAGGTTTCATTTGGAGTCCAAGCAGCAAGAGGCCCAATTTCCAACTTAATATGCGGCAATAAATACTTATCATCAATCCCTTTGGGGTAACTTACCTGTAAGGTGTTAGCATCAAATTCGTCTATTGCTACAACACAAATATCGCCGACAATAGCTTCAATTTTATCTTTTAAAGTTGTCCCAATATAAGCTTGGGCATCTTCATTTATTTCCTTATTCCTTTTGTCTTGCTGAGTTTTAGAGCCTAATTTGATTTCTTTACCATTTAAAACCGTGTCCCAGTCTAGAATCAAATCTATATCTTCAGAAAATCTTTCAATTACTCCAAATACTTTTGAAAGAGATGTTCCACCTTTAAAGCAAAGAATTTTTTGTAGTTCAAAATCCGAAAATAGTCTATTAAGAGTCCAACATACCCAAAAATCTTTTTCTATCATTGCGGCAGGTATTTTATTTATACTTGCTGCTTCTAAAAAGACAGCTTTTCTTTCATCAGCCGCCGCTGCGGCGATTTTTTCTAACATTAATTGTTCTCCCCTGCGGCGATTTCTGAAATAATATTATAAACCCATAGAGGTGCTTTTGAGCCGTCAGTTTTAATTTTTTGCCATTCGTCTTTGTCGAATTTATCTTTTAACTTGCTTTTAAATTCAGATGTAACTTTATCTTCTCCAACTGCTTTTATTGCTTGAACAACAAGTGCTGCTACTTTATTTTGTAAAGAAGCTTCTTTGAAAGTCGTGCGTTTAAATTCAAGATTTTGTCCGCATATATCATATTTTTTACTTGGGCCGTCTGATAAATAAATATAATTACCCATAACCTGTGTTGAAAGATTTAAGTAGTTAAGGGCAGTGTCTCCCGTCGGTTGTATTCTCCAACCAAACTTTCTTGCCAATGCATTTGCAACCTGCTCCATATCTGGAGCAACTGTCTTGTTCAATAGCTCGCTAAATAAAGGATAATCATATAAACCTCGTAAAATTCGGCGAATTCTATTTTCACTTGTTAAATCTTCAAGCGAATTGTCTATTTCCCATCGCTTGAAATCTTTAATGAAATCATTCGGGGTGAATGCCCAACCCCTACCTCGACCATATATTCGTGAAACTATTTGATTTTTAGCGGTTTTTTTCATATTGATGACCTCAACTTTTACATAAAAATAGCATACTTTTTCTGTAAAAGCAAGTAGTTGTTAACACTTTGAAATCAATAAAAAATTGCAACACAAAATAAGCTTGTAGGATTACACTGAAGCTCATGAGCTTCAGTGTAATCCTACATAATAGAAAAATCAATATTTATTACAAAAATTTTACTAAGAAAAAGCCCTCAATTTGAGGGCTGGGTATGATTAACTGGAAGTATTTAGGGATTAGTGTGTTTTTGGTTTTCTTTAATTAGTTTTTTTATGTATTGAACAGTTACATTACAGTCGGTTGCCAGTTTTAGTATTGATTTAGTCGTTCCATCATATTTTTTCAAGATATAGTTTATTCTTGCTCTTCTAAAAGGATTTGTTGGAACTTGGATTATCAGCCCCGCTGCTTCTTCCAATATTTTTTTGACAACATCCAGCCCACATTTTTCTGCTAAGAGTTGTAGCTCGTATGTGGGCAACGTATCTATTGTTATTTCATCTATCCAAGGTTCTTTGATATTCATAAATTTCCTCTTTTGAGCTCATCAGTTAAGGCTTGACCTTAAGACGAGAAGCTTGCAACGATAGCTCCTCGTTTCGCTCTAAACTCTCGCCAAGACCTGAGTAAAAATTCCTTGAACATGTCGTTTCATTTTCCACAAAACTTCGATCTTGCCTTCAATAACTTTGCATTTTACTTTGCGGTCAGTTCTGCAATGCCAATCGTTTGATTCCAATTCCATATCGGCATACTCGATTTTTGCATCTTTTAACTCATTTTCAAGTTCATCAATTTCACTTCTGATTGCTTCTAAAATTTGTGCCTGTTCGTTCATTTTCTTCTCCTTTTTAATTTACTGTTAACACACGTTTAATACGCTTTTAAACTCTTTCTAATTTTTTCACTTTGAATTTTATCAATCACATGTATAATTTTTGTAGCTGTAGCTTTATCAATAAACCTAATATCGCTGACTTTAAAATGGTTTTGAATAAACTTCCTTAAAGTTTTTTTCGCTTCAATATAAGATTTTTCAAAACACAAATTTCTCCACATAGCCTCAATTTTTCTTAATTGTGCAGGGCTTGCCATTGAATCAGAACGTTTTTCCAACCCTGAAAACTTACTGTCCGGCTTTTGCCATTTCCCTACGGCTACAGCTTTTGATGATAATATTTCAAGTAAAATTTTTGCCTCGGTGAAAGTTAAATCCTTGCAGCTAGTAACTCCAAAACTCATGAGCATTTCTTTGTATATCTCATCATCCAAGCCTAAAATGGCTTTCAGAGTATGAATTTGTTTAATTTGCGAGAAAGAAATCATATTGACACTCCTCTCTCATCGCCAACTCTCTGCCGTGGTGGATTCCAACTTGGACACCGAGCACAAAAATTGCCAATGTAATTAAAAATATGTAAAATATTTCTTCTAATCTAGTCATTTTTCCTCAAATTATTATTTGATTTACGCTTGCGTGGATTATTTCTTTATCAATTTTGGTGTTATTAATTTGTGCGAGTTTGATTGCACGTACAAGAAGTTTTACCAAAACCCTTGTGTTGCCTGCACAATTTTCATAAAGCAGTTTATAAACGTCTTTGTTTTCCGGTAAAACTGAGCGGATAATTTCCTTAGTATCGGCTTGCGTTAATCCGGTTAACTTTGTCGATATTCCAACTCTTGAAAAAAGCTGTGCATACTGCCTTTTCTCTCCTCGCAGATTCATAATCAATCGAGGCATTCCAACAAGTAAAATTCCGACATTTGCCTTGTCGTAAATCCTTCTTAACAAGTCCAAAGCCTTATATGGAAGATGTTCAGCTTCATCAATGATAATTAGTCTACCTGAAGATTTTAACTTTGTTATTATGTCCTGCAACATATTATGAATAGTTCCAAGCCCATCAAACCCAAGCTTTTTGTGGATTTCGGAGAATAAAACTTTTGTAGTGTAGCCCAAATCAGCTTCAATCAAAATCACGTCCGTATTTTCAATCGCATATTTTTTTACCGCATAAGTCTTACCTACTCCAGGCTCGCCGCAACAAACGCCAATCTCGCCGTCCACGTGGCAGACTCTTGCCACATCATAAACATCTTCGACAATACTGGTATTCACAAATTCAATACTGATTTTCTTTTCTCTCAGTTTTTCTATTTCAAGAAAATTCTTAACAGCCTCATCAACCTTTTTAACATTTCCTGTATAAGTTCCGCTCAACCAAAGGTGTAAAGTCGCGTTCGACATGTTAATTGCCCGGCTGACATAGGAAAGCGTGTATTCTTTTTCCTTGATTAACTTTTTTAATTCCTCATTTAGGCTTTGTATTTTCATAAATATCCTTACATTGCTTGTTGAGCACGTCTCTTCTCGCTCTCACTCAAGTAAATTTTTCTCTTTGGTTCAAGTTCAGTGACGTACTTTGTTGTAAATTTTTCTTTGTTTCTTTGGATGTTTATAACTTCATCCATTTTTGTATTTGCAATTTTTGAAACTTTAACATTGCTATCGAAATCAGTTTTATCGAGACTGCGTTTTAGGTTTTCGACAAGTTCAGAATTGCTTGGGTTGTATTGAGTTTTGATATATTCTTTCAAAGCCTTTTGCTCTTTTTTCTTTTCAGCGTAAACTTCTTTTAAAGCCGATTTATCAATATCCTTTCCGGCAATGAATTTTGCAGGAACACTCAATTTTGCTTCCCCTAAACATTCGTCATTACTTACATCAAAAACCCAAGCATCCTGATAAGCTTTCGGATCTCGTCTCAAATAAACTTTTTTGCCTTTCTTGACAATCATCCACTCCGCCCAATAAGTTATATTCAACTCACTGTCAAAGATTCCGTTTCTGCCGATTGTGAATGTTTTTGAAACACGCATACAGAAAAGTTTAAGAGCATTTTTATTCATAACTTTTTTGATTTTAAATTCTTCGGCCCAAAGTTCGTCAGGACATTTACCCTGCAAATTCTTGCCCTTTGACGGCATTTTGTTTAAAACATTTACGATAAAATCGTCAAATAGAGGTTTAAATTCATCAAATTGCATAATCTGATTTTCTTTTATTTCTTTTGCTAATTTCTCGGGTCTTTCGACTACATTTCCGCCTCTATAACCTTTAAAATTCTTTGATAAAAATGTTTTAATTTTAAGAAAATCACGTTCAACAGGTTTTGTTTGGGCGTTATAAGGCAGGGCAAAATGCACATTAATATTTAAAGAACTAAGCATTGGAGTCGATTTATTTTTATCAAAGTCAGCTTTAATTATGCTTCTACCGCCTGCAAAATCCTTGCAACGATAATCTTTTCCGTTATCAAGATAAATATCATCCGGCAAACCAAATAGAATTGCCGCATAGAAAAATGCTTGAAAAATATGGTCAGAGTTTGGGCTTTCAAAGTGTAAGTGCCAACCGAGCCATTTTGAAGTTTTAATATCTCTGAAAACGGTTACCCAAGGAAAATAAACTTTTCCGTTGACCATAACCGCAACATCAATTTGTGCGTGGTCTGAAACCCAAAAGCTTCCGGCAATCACTTCCGAATAATCTCTTGAAATATACTTTGCATATTTTTTATTCCAAGCCTGTTGACCGTATCGTGCAAGATAAATCGCCTGTTCAGGAATCTCTTTTTCAATCCTTCTCACAAATGAGCGAGCACAAGGGAATTGCTCTATTTCTGAGTTATAACTAATTCTTGCGTGACCCAATGTCATTCTCCAACAAATATAAATTGAAGGAGCACCTTCCTTAAGATATAGCGATTTAAAGTATTCGAAATATTCGGAGACAATTTTATTTTTATGATTATTGTGCCCACGTTTTGATATCAATCCCAATATCCCTTGTAGCTCATAATTTTTCTTTGCTCTCATTAAGCTCTGATATGAAGCCGTATTGTCGGGATTTTCAGTATTCCAGTTTGATAAAAATGTTATAACTTGTTTGTGCGACATTTTTGCTGTTGAACTAATCAAGTTCAAATATTTATCAGCTTGTTTTCTTGCCCATTCAGGGGCGTTGGAATAAACTTCAAAATCAAGATTATTGTCTTTCGGGGTTAAAAAATTAGTATATTTATCTTGATATTCTTGTGGGAGAGAGGATACTAAAATTTGGTAATGCTTATACTTACCTGCTGCTTGAGTTTTATAAATGTATTTTGATGCTAAACAATTTCTACGCAGAGTTTCTTTCAAAACCCCAAGGATGTCAGATAATTTATTTATATCAACCCAGTTTTCTTTAATCATTGTTCCTCGTTATGAGTAGACCTCTTTTAGTTATTTGCTTCGAAACCCATTCATCGAATTTTTGGTTATTTTGTTCACAGTTTATTAGCTTGCTTATTTGCCCTGGGGATAATCTAAGTTCTCTGGCGATTTCTGACTGTTTAATCTCTAAAATATCAAGAGTCATCTTTAGCCAGTAGACCTTGGGCCTGACACTGTCCTTCATTTTTGCTATCCTCTTCTATTCCGGTCTACGTTCACATATTGAACATTAATAGAGCAAAATAGAAATGACTTATAAACAATTACCCTCCAAGGCGATATATGGCAAAAATCATCTGTATGATTGAGTTTTCAGTGTATTTTATTGACATATTTTTTCTTGGTGGATAAATCTATTATATTCGTGAGTTTTTAGAGGTAAAGTCCGCAAAATTAAGACTTGTAAAAAGTTTCCATAGTTTTCTTATTTATTTTAAATTATCGCTGTTCAGTCGTTATAACTAAGTGGAAACATGTTTCCATTACAAAAATTAATATGCGTTGCATTTTCTGTTTTTAATAAATCTTCGTAAAAATCATAAAATGGATATGTCCATGCTAGACTATACCT